ACTGAGAAAGATACTAAAGTAACTGAACTTACTGCTGGTCTTGAAAAACTTGCTGTGAAAGCTAAAGAATACAATGATCGTCTTGAAGCTATTTCTGCTATTGAATCTGAAATGTCTGGTATGAATTTAAAAATTGGAGACTTCCGCGCTTCTATCAAAATGGCTAAGGGTGTTCTAACATCATACAAGAATGAATTAGTATCTGCAGAACAAGAAGTAGAAGCCGTTGACACAACCAAGCTTATAGAGTATAATAACACTCTACAGAATATCGAAGATAGGCAAGTGATATTGTTCAACGAGAAAGAAGTCATTAGTGTTACTGCAGCAATGCTTAAAGATGGTGGTATCAAAGCCAGAATCATCAAGCAATATGTTCCAGTAATGAATAAGCTTATAAACAAGTATCTACAAGCTTTTGACTTGTTCGTTGATTTTCAACTTGACGAAAACTTTAATGAAGTAATCAAGTCGCGCTTTCGTGATACTTTCTCTTATGCTTCATTCTCTGAAGGTGAGAAACTTCGTATCACATTAGCGATTATGTTATCTTGGCGTGCAGTTGCTAAGCTTCGTAATTCTGTATCAACTAATCTACTTATTCTAGATGAAACTCTGGATGGTGCGTTAGATGGTGTAGGTATTGAAATGCTAATCGATACTCTGCATAACTTAAACTCTGATGATAATATTTTTGTTATATCACATCGTGGACATCAGTTTGGTGACAAATTCATGTCTCACATTAAATTCGACAAAGTTAAGAACTTTAGCGAAATAGCCTCTTAAAGGATCTACAGTATTATGAGAAAGTTAATTGCATTAAATCACGATAACTGGAAACGTCATATTCTTAAGGACGATCCTGTTCGTCCTCACTTAGATATGGATTGGAAACTAGAAGACGGTCGAGAAGTATATGCGATTGAAGATCAAGAAATCAACAAGATACTATCTGTTGTGTGTATTGGTTTTACCAAGGGTCCAGTTATTACAGAAGCAGAATTAGATAAAATTGTTGATGATCCAGACACCGCTATGTTCTATACAGTTTGGAGTTATAGCAAAAACGCCGGTCGTGATGTTATTCTGGAAGCAGCAAGATTGATTAAGAAAGAAAAGCCTCATATCAAACGATTTGTTACTCTAAGTCCTCTTACAGACGTTGCTGAAAGATTCCATTTACGTAACGGTGCTGTACTGTTAGAAAAAGGCGATGAATGCCAAAACTTTGAATATACATTGGATTAAATATGAACCATTCAGTAGAAGATCTTATTAAGCGAATCAACGTGATGCATGATATGGCTTGTGCATTACATAAGGCCAGAAATGCAAAACCGGACTATGATGTATCAGCTTGCTCAAATTTACTAGCTGATATCCAGTCAATGGCTCTACTCATTGCAAAAGATAAACAAGATAATAATGTTATCCCAACTGAGATCGACACACGAAAATAACTGTTGACATTTGCGTCTAACAATGTTATTATAGTCTTATATTATGAATAGGGATCAAATATGTCTAAGTTTTACACATCCGTTGAACGCTTCGCTAACAATATCTTGTGGCGCGGTTATGAAGATGGCAAGCGCTTTGAACGCAAAGTAAAGTTCTCTCCTACGTTGTTTATCAGCAACAAGAGGGGTACTGAAACAAAATACAAATCTTTGACTAATGGTCGTCCGTTGGCTCCAATTAAAATGGATACAATGCGCGAAGCTAAAGATTGGATCGAGCAATATAAAGATGTACACGGCATGCAAATTGCTGGTAGTACTAATTATGTTGCTCAGTTCATCCAACAGCAATATCCAAACAAAGTAGAGTTTGATACTTCGTTGATTAACATCGCGTCATTTGATATTGAGGTTGATATTAGTGACGGTTATCCAGACATGAATACTGCTGACAAAGAAATTACTTCTATTGCCTATAAGTCTTCTAAGTCTAACACATATCATCTGCTTGGTCGTAAAGACTTCGATAAGTCTAAAACTTTACTTGATATTGATCCTGAAGATATTCAATTCACAAAGTTTGATACCGAACAAGATTTGCTTCGCGAATTTAAACACATTTGGATGATGGATTATCCGGATATTGTTACAGGCTGGAACGTAGCTTACTTTGATATTCAGTACATCATTACTCGCATGAGTAGGTTGATGGGCGAAGAGTGGTGTAGGGATCTATCTCCTTGGCGTCAAATTCGTCAAACTGGTCGTGAATTCTTTGGTAAAATGCAGCAAACGTTTGAAATCTCAGGCATTGCAGTTATTGACTACATGGATGTTTTCAAAAAGTTCGGCTTTAAATATGGTCCACAAGAATCATGGAAGCTTGATCATATTGCTAACGTTGTACTTGGTGAAAAGAAACTAGACTATTCTGAATACGGTACTCTTACTGAATTGTACGAACGCAACCCACAATTGTATCTCGACTACAACCTTAAAGATACTTGGTTGATTAAACGTTTTGAAGATGAAACTGGATTGCTTTCGTTAGTTATGACTGTTGCTTATGGTGGCGGTGTAAACTACAATGATGCGTTTGGTACTGTTGGAATTTGGGAAACAACCTTGTATCGTAAGCTAATTGCTGAAGGTACTGTTCCTCCACTGAAAGGTGGTCCTGGTGCACGTGCTGGTGATCTTGTTGGCGGTTATGTTAAAGATCCAAAAGTTGGAATGCATCCTTGGGTTGTATCTTTCGATCTAAACTCTCTGTATCCTCACTTAATGCTACAGTATAACATGTCGCCTGAAACTTACATTGATGATCGTCGTGAATACGTTTCTGGTGAAATGGTTCTAAGCAATCAATATCATAACACTGATAAATCAGTTTCTGTTGCAGCCAATGGTGTATGTTTTACTAATGAATTTAAAGGTGTCATTCCTTCAATCATCGATGAATACTATGGTAATCGTAGTATTATTAAACAAGAAATGCTCAAGGTTGAATCAGCTATTGAAGTTTGTGATGATCCTGCTGAGAAAGAAAACCTTAAGCGCGAAGCAAACAGTTTGCATAACCAACAAATGGCTATTAAGATTGCCATGAACTCGTTGTATGGTGCTACTGCTAACGTTTACTTCTTGTACTATATTAATGAAATGGCTGAAGCTATTACAACATCTGGTCAGCTTTCAATTCGCTGGGCTGAAATGTCAGTTAATAATTATCTAAACAACTTACTTAAAACTGACGACAAAGACTACATCATCTACATCGACACAGACTCGATCTATGTTGACATGTCTTCTGTGATTAAAGCTTCGTTTGGTACTGTTGATGTTAGCCGAAAGCAAGGTGAAGAGTTCCTCGACAAAGTTTGTAAAATGAAAATTGAAGAAGTACTTGAAAACGGTTATAAGGATCTTGCTTCTAAGATGGGTGCCTATCGCCAAGCTATGGTAATGAAACGCGAAAAGATTACTGATAAAACAATCTTCATTGCTAAAAAGCGTTACATTATGAACACCTTAAACTCTGAGGGTGTTCACTACGATAAGCCAAAAATCTCTGTTACTGGTCTAGAATCAGTACGATCATCTACACCAGAAGTTTGTCGTGATAAACTACGTGGCTCTTTTGATGTTATTATGAATGGCGATGAAGCTGGTGTTCAACAATACATTGAAGACTTCCGCCAAGAATTCTACACGCTTCCTCCAGAAGCTATTGGCCGTAACATTGGTACAGACAACATTGATAAGTATCGTGGTCCTAATCTATATAGAAAGGGTACGCCGATGCACGTCCGTGGTGCCATTCTTCACAATCATTATCTAACTGCTGCAAAGATGGACAAAAAGTACCCACTAATTTCTGGCGGTGACAAAGTTAAGTATGTTCATCTCAAGCAACCAAACCCTATTAAAGAAAACATCATATCGTTTCCAGGTGTTCTTCCTGAAGTATTTGGTCTGCACGAATATATTGATTACGAACTACAGTTTGAAAAAGTATTCCTATCACCTCTTCAAGCTATTCTACAAGCTGTTGGATGGTCCGCAGTAAAAATTGCAACACTAGATGATTTCTTCGTATAAGGATATTGATATGAACTATGACGAAATGAAAGGTCGCTTCACACATCTCAACAAATTAATTGAAGCGGCCGAGGCTGAAAAGGCCCCAGACGAATTTGTTAACAAACTAATAGCAGAACGTACTTTAGTTAAATGGGAGATGATTAATCATTTAAATGCAGGGCTATCCGAATTAGAATATCCAGCTAATTTTAGTTGACAGACCGCAATAACTATGATACAATGTAAGCATAACGTAAAATATAAAAGGAATATATTATGAGTGACTGGGCAAATGATATTGCTAATATGCACCAAAAGTTTGGTGTACGAGAATGGTTTGAAGCTAACAAAGGCAACAAAGAATTGATGGATAAGTATATCCGTTTCCGCCTTTCAATGTGTAAAGAGGAATTAGATGAAACCTTGGATGCTATCGAAGCTAAAGATGCTGAAGAAATTGTGGATGGTCTTATCGACATGTGCGTATTTGCTATTGGGACTCTCGATGTTTTTGGCGTTAACGCTAACGATGCTTGGGATCGAGTTTTCGAAGCTAATATGGTTAAAAGTGTTGGAGTTAAAGAAGGCCGCCCTAATCCGTTTGGACTCCCAGATTTGATTAAGCCTGAAGGTTGGGTGGCTCCAAACCACGAAGGCAACCACGGCGAGTTTGGCAAAGCGCTATGACTGAGTATACCCCTTGGTGTGAGCTTACTGATGAGGCTAAGGGGTCTCTTCTTCTTTTCCGTAACCGAGGAGGCACTATCCAAAGATGGTGGGAAGGTACACAATCATGGGAGGACACTCAGCACCCCGACTGGGTGGAAGATCATTACTACCGTGTGAAACCTGAGCAGGACGGGAAACGTAGGTTTGCATCAATACTGGGGCTATCGACAGCACCTGCTTGGACTGCGTATCAAGCTGAACTAGAGAAATCGAAATGAGACAAACCAATGAGCTATAGAATTGAAGCCGCTACAAAAGAAGAGTGGGCTGAAAGAGCATTATCTGGTGAGAAGAAGTTAGATGACTTGAAAGATAGTATTAAAGAGTTGTTTAGTCTCCTTGATGCTACTGAGGAAACTGACGAAGGTAGAGTACACCGACCAGTTCAAATAGTTTGTGTCCGTAGTGATATGTTGATGAAACTTGAGACCGTCTTGGCTACATTGAAAAGCACAATGGAAGATAAAGTATGACACATGATGAACTACAGGTTATCTTAGCAGGGCATAAAGAGTGGCTTAAGGATAACACAAAAGGTAAACGTGCTAACCTACGTGATGCTGACCTAAGTTATGCTGACCTAAGTTATGCTGCCCTAAGGGATGCTGACCTAAGTTATGCTGATCTACGTTATGCTGATCTACGTTATGCTAACCTAAAGGGTGCTGAGCTAAGTGATGCTGACCTAAGGGGTGCTAACCTAAGTTATGCTGATCTACGTTATGCTAACCTAAGGTATGCTGACCTAAGTGATGCTAACCTAAGGTATGCTGACCTAAGTGATGCTAGCCTACTTTGTATGGGAAACCATAAAGAGCTAAAGACTGTGCAACTTGATAAGTGGGACGTAGGTTACACTTATGACACACTACAGATTGGTTGCCAGAGACATGCTATAGAGAAGTGGCTAAAGTGGGACACTGAAGCTGGCCGTAAGTGGATTAGTTTAATGGATGTTAAGGCACTTGAGTGGGCAAATAAGTTCTTGCCTATGGTGCTTAACTTGATTAAAGTCTCCCCAGCCGCTAAGTAGTACTTTACCTAATTAAACCTTAAGGAACAAATCAATGACTAAACTAAAGAGGTAAACTATGAAAATCCTAATGCAGTATTCAAAATCAACAAAGAACACGCACATGTACTCTAACGATGCTTCAGATGCAGCTATTCCAACGTTGTACATCAAAAAGGTTGCAATGGAGAAAAACCCGCCACTGGAAATTGAAGTGTCCGTTGCTGAATTTGGCGAAGGCTAATGGCAAAATTAGAAGTCTTTTTTATGCGAATATACACAAAGCTATTTGGCAAACCTAAAGATCCAGTAAACTATCTACGTGGTACTAAAAAGTAACACAAACTCACATAAGTGGTTATTGCAATTAAGGTTGCTTTTCCACTGTATATATAATACAGGTATTTGCTACTTGCACCTGTTTTAAGATAAGTAGCATTAATGAATATTAAAGAAACAAAGGTAAGAAAATGAAATTATTTGTAACAACAGCATGCATTCTAGCTGCGGCATCGGCATCAGCACAAGAAGTATCAGAATTTGGTGGTCCACCAGTAACTTTCTCAGGTGGTGTTGAAACCACTGTAGCAAAGACTGCAGCAGATAAGTGGGGCGCAACTACAGATTTTAATATCGGTATTAACGCACTTGGCAATGTTGACGTATTGATGGGATTTGAAGCTGATGCTGCAGGCGCGCTTACACTTGATGAGTGGTCAGTTGCTTCAGTAGTCGGCGGTGTTGGTTTTGCGTTTGGCGACCAAGATAACATCTTCGTAACAGCAGAAAGCGGTACTACTCTTGAAGATCCTGCAATGGCAGAAAGTATTCAATTGAGTTCTATGGGCGCTACGGTTGCTCTAGGGTTCACTGATATCTCAGCTGATGTAACCGACATCGAAAATGTACAAGCCGCGTACGCGGTACCAATGCCTCTAGTAACTATGGTTTCTGGCGACTATAACCTTGACTCGAAAGAATGGGTACTCGGTGGTCGTGTTGATACTGACATCGCAGCAATTGGATTAGGTACAACAGTAACTTATGGTTCTGCCTCTGAAAACTTTGCGTTTGAAGCTGACGTAAGCGCGTATGGTATTGTTGCTTATGTTAACGGTGATCAAGGTGATATGGCACAAAACGTAGGTGCTTCAATTACTCGTGAGATTGCTGGGCTAACATTTGAAACTGCAGCAAACTATAATATGGATTCAGCTAAATTTGTTCCAACCGCAAAATTGGGCTTTAACTTCTAAACTGAAGTCAAGCACTAAACAAGGAGGCTCTTAACGGAGTCTCCTTTAAATAATAAATTTATGATATGACAAAGTGGAGTAATATATGTCGAACAAATTAAAAGAACTAACCTGGGCGCATCATCAATCCGCAGAGCGTCGAGTATTTGCTAAAGAACTTATTTCTGGTAACATTGATCCTGAATTATATTACAAATTCTTACAATGCCAATACCTAAACTACAAAGCGCTTGAGAACGCTACTATCATTCCACCAAGCCTCAGTGTTATCCATAGAGCACCACGTATGTTCCAGGATATTCGCGAACTAGAAACTATGTTTGGTTTTGAACCAGACGGCGTATTCCCAGCTTCAGTAGATAAGTATATCACTCACATTGAAACACTAGCTGCGTCAAAAGACAACGAAGGTCTACTTGCTCACATGTATGT